ATCGGAGTTGTCACGCTTCAGCATGTCCATGTCGCTGGGCTTGCTGGCCGCGATGCGATGAGCTTGATCCAGAGCATCCTGAGTGCGCTTGGCGTTCAGACAGAAAGCACAGTAACCAGTGACCGTGTTTCTGTCGATGATCGTGCCGCACTGTCCCTTGCATTTGACTTCTCGTGCCTGAGCGTCCTTGGCTCGCTTCACCGTGAAGCATTTCTGACAGTAGCCCGTTACAGACTCTCGGGCGATGATCGTTCCGCACTTGCCCTTGCACTTGACGTCTCGCTTCGATGACATGAGCAGCCTCTTTGGTTAAGACGTGTAGTCCACGCCAGTCAACAGCATCTTCGACAGGCGGTCGCAACGGTCAAAGCGTCCACCCTCTCCGTCGCCTACTTGCCGCGCCCACTTCGACTTGTACATTTCCCTGGCCGCCCGCGACCAGTCACTCTGCTTGATGGCCTCGATGGTCTGGTGAAACCCCAGAGCCTTAAAGCCCATGTTGAAGGCCATGTCCATCACCACTCGCTGCCGCACCTCGTTCAACTGATCGTAGGTGGGAAAGTGGACTCGCACGGCCTGCTCGACGCGCGTGATATCTGCGCGCAGCATCTGCATGGCCTCAGCCTTGGTGATGCGAGCCTTCTCCGTCATACCGTCTTTCGGGGCCACGGCACGCCCAAGAGCTTCCTCCATGGAGGACCACCCTCGGCCAGTGATGTTGTAGCCTACGCCGATGGTCCAGTTGCCCTCGGTATCCACGTAGGGGGTCAGCCGCAGACCCTCGTGCAAGATCAGTTGTGCTGCTAGGCGTGTGGCGTTCATGCGAGCCCCTTGAGCCAACCACGGTCCACCCAGTAGTGGAAGTCCTCTGGCCTGTTCAGCACATCGGAGTGACCCACACCTGGGGTAGCCTCGTTGACATCGGCCAACGGATGCGCGCGGACGATACCAAGGTGGCCGTCGAACAATTCCCCGAGCCATTGCATCTTGTCGGAACCATCGCTGTGTAGGTGCAGCCAGTGACGGATGTTGGGTCGCGCCCGCTGAGCCGTAGCCGTCATGTCCTTGCGGATTGGGGAACTGACCGAGATCAGGGTGTCCACCTTCAGCCCGGCCGCGCACGCGTAGAGGGCCACTTGGAGTCCGTGGGAGTGGGCAATGAGAGCCAGGCCGGCCGCAGGCACGCGACGTTCGGGGCAGAGGGGTGGGACGACCAACTGGAACAGGCTGACTCCGGCTGCGGCCCACGCGACTAGGTCGCCGGAACCCCAGCCTACACCGCCGATGGCTGTGGACCACACGAAGGGCTGGGGTTTCTCAGTGACGGTGTCTGGCACAAATAGTGGGCTCACGTGCTGCGACTCAAGGAAGGTTGCAAAAGGGCTGCCAGGGCAATACCACTCTTGCCGGCCGTCGTTGCGCCACGCGTGTGTGCCCGCGATGAGGACGGTCTTCATGACTAGTTTTCCTCCGAGGCAGTAGACTGGGAGATCTTCAACACTCGGCCGCGCGCCAACGTGTTGAGCTTGAAGCGGATCACTCGCACTCCGTAGCCGTGCAGTTCTCCATGCGCGGCATTTTTCAACTTGGTCTTGAGCGTGCCCGCCCGCTGCTCACCTTGCAGTTCAGCCCAGGTCGGTTTGCACATCACATCGTGCAACACAGTGCCAGCAATCTCGATGATCGACTGTGAGGGAGAATGGGTGGTCGTCACCAGCATCATCAGGTCGTAGATCTCATAGGTGATCGTGCCGCTGGCGATGAACGTCTTGCCATCGCTGGTTTCCATCGTCTGCGTCTCCAGACGATCAGTCTGACGCGCGATGGGGTACTCGACGAATGTAGTCGTCCACGGCCACCACCAATGTAGGCCAGGCCCACAATAGTGAGGCTGATTACCGTACACGTATTTGATGGCACCCTCGGTGGTGTCCAAGATCGACCGACGCGGCACAAAACGAGCGAACCACTCAGCGATCCACCCAATCCACGCGAGAGCGCTTTCCATGTTTACACCTGGGTGATGAGTGCCGTGTGGCTGTTCAGATCAGTCTCCGGCAAGTTGTAGGGCAACGTCAGGCTGCCATCCGGGGCCAGTTCCCACGACTGGATGATCTTGCGGTCAGGCCACCGTTGACCGAGGTAGTCGAACAACTGCTGCGACCATGTAACCACGGAATCGCGATAGGCCGCAACAGCACTCACGCGTTGACCGAACATGATCACGCCCAGAGGGATGCCCCAAGCCGTGCAGGTCATTTGCATCCGGCCAAGGGCACTACGCACTTGCGAGATGGACAAATGACGACCGTGCACTTGATCACGAATGCCATAGCGGTCCACATCCAAGTGCAGGAACGACGGCGAGGACCCAGCCCGCTGAATCAATTCACACTCCTCGATGATCTCTGCCGCAAACAGAGAGGGATAGGGTTCGATGATGCCTACGCTGCGAACGCCGTGAGCACGAATGCCCTCGATCACATAGCACGTAGCTTCCACCACCTGCGTCGTGGTGAGGTGACACGTATCCCGAGCCCCGAGGGGCTCGTCTAGTGCCACGGCCGCCACCTCGCCGCTGGCATCGCGCACGCGGTCGATGGCCCGAAGTAATCCGTCCAACGCCTGGTGGCCGTCGTGGCTCCACGTTTTGACGGCCCCACCCTCGATGGCCAGAGCCAGGCCCCAGTCGCGGAGACGCTCGAAGGCATGCACGTCGCAGAGCGCAGGGTAGGTGTTGCCCGCCACACCCATCTGCCCTGGCTCGTCGGCCAGCACGTTCTGGATGTACATCTGCAAGGTCGAGAGTTGCCCTCGGGCATTAGGCCAGGCATCCTGCCCCTCGAAGAGCGGCAGGATGTCGCTGGCTACGTTCGGAGCAAACCACTTCTCCATTAGATCACCCTGCCTTGCACCAAGCGTCCACGGATCCAACTGACGTCCACCCTCTCGCCGGCCTGGTGGCTGAAGGGATGAGTCTCGAGTGTGCCGAGGTTGGTGATCGTGCCGGTGAAGGACCGAGCTATCGTAAATCGATGGGTGCCCGAGGGGCCGTCCATGATGTAGGCAAACCGGCCGTCGTCATGGATCGCGCCGTCGCAACGCACGCTGGGATCCACTACGCTATCTGGCAAGATGAAGACGCGATTGTGTCGCCAGGACTCACCGCTGTGATGCAGCGTGCGGAACCGCATAATATCGCGCGGCAGGGTGTTGATCGCCTTGGCCACGGTCCAAAAGCCACGCTCGTCGTCCAGTTGTGGGTCCATCTTGACACCAGCGCCGCTGAACCACACAAACGCGCATCGTGAGATGACGGACATCACGGCGATATCGCCCAAGGCCTCGTTGTCGAGTTCCTCGATGTTGGCGATGGCTGACACGGAAGTGCCGTGCCCCGGAGGTTCCGATTGCATACCGTTCCGACCACCATGCCATAGGATCGGCTTACCTTCGTAAGCCGTGGCAAATGGGTGACGGCGTTTGTCATACCAACGATCTCCTCGGAACGAATGATCGTCGTAGACATCACAGGGCTTGGGTGAGTATCGCACCAGGTCGTCACCGTTTTCGCTCGGCGGTGACGTGGTGGAGCATAGACCTCGGCCGCCAGCATCCTTGAACGCCTGGATGAAGCGCTGCATGTTCGCCACGCCCTCCGGGTTGCCATCGGAGTAGAGTCGGTAAGAATCATTCTGCCAGGCTTCGTTGCCAGCGTCCACGAAGTCGATCACGTTCGGGATGTCGATGGTCAGTTGAGCCAACCACCGAGCGTAGTCACACCGCTGGGCCATCGTGGCACCAAGTTGTCCGGGGTCGCCCTGGCTCCACACCAGACGCAATCCCTCGGACTGCAGATCGGCCATGAAGTTCTCCGCGTAACGCGTGTAGCCAGCGGTCAGCTTCGGTCCCACTTCGAAGCCACGCCAGAAGGTTGGACGGCCACGGTCGTCGAACATCGGGCAGAGCTGGTCGTTGCCACACCCGAGGGTCATCCAAGACCGCACACCATGGAACTCTGCGCTGCTGGTGTCGTGCATCTCCGCTTGTACGCGCATGCGGTCGCGCACGTAGAGGGCAAACCAGTCGCCCGCATGCGCGTAGGTAGGCAGCACCAGGCCGGTGTTGTCGAGGAATGCGTCCCGTTCTCGACGCAGTTCCCCGATCAGAGGATTGCGATGCGTGCCCGACGTGAGCACGGGAAGAGGTACCTGCGGAATGCCGGCTAAGTGGATCTGCCGTTCCGTCTCGTTCCAAGCCTCCTCATGCGCCAGTGTCTTCCGCTGTTCCAGGTACACGCCAGTCCAGAGAGCGTATCCCTCGGGATCGACGTAGGTATCCCGCTTGGTCTTGTCGGGCAGGTGATGCTGGTAGCAGTCTTCCAGCCGTCCTGTGAGGTTGATGTGCTCAGCGCGGTTAGGTGTCATGTTTTCCCTCAGGCTAAAAGAACCATGTGTGATTTTCCTTTAGGGCAAAATCCCTAACGCGTGCAGCACTTGAGCTAACAGGGCCGTGGCTCCGGCCGGCAAGCCCACCCACTTGAGCAAGGCCAGCACACCCTCAATGCGATTCTGCCACCTAATCACATCTGTGTGCAGCGTGGCATGGCGATCCAGCCTAGTCCTGTTGTCGTCGAGTTGAGTTTGCAACACGTTGATGTCTGCCTTCAGTTCTCGGCCGGCAGGGCTCTTCTCCGAAGCACTGGCCATCCCCATGATGGAATTGCCCAGTTGATCGATCTTGTTCAGCCCCAGTTCCTGAGTCCTCTCGATCACGCGCAACCGGGCGTCGAACAGTTCCTTGAAGTGAGCCTGCTCTAGTTTGATCAGGTTGATGGCGGTAGAGATCTCAGCGACCTGAACATCACGAGCCTGAGACTCTTGTTCGATGCGATCCAAGCGGGCGTTCAATCGCTCTTCTCGGAGTGCTTCCTCTTTGACAGAAGGAGACATGGGGAATCCTCTACTGAATACGAAGTAACAGGTCTTCCACCGTTTGCCACACGTTACAGGCAGTCACCCTTCGCAGAGGGTAGACGCCGGGCGTATCACGGAGGGTGATCGTCACGTCTTGAATCATGAAGTCGCCGAAGTAGCCCTCCGGCGACAGATCTACATGCACCAATCGACCGGCTCGGGCATGTGGGTCGAGCGTGTGGTAAGTCAACGTTTTGATGGCTTCGCTATACAGGAACAGTGCCGCATCACCGGCCGCGTTGCACTCCTCAACCGAACGAAGAGCGGTGTTCACTAGGGTGTAGTCATACACGCCATCGGTGGGTCCACCATTGGGTCCGATCATCAGCGCACCTAATGCTGCCTGAGATATTTGATTGTCTCTTTGAACAAAAATCCCCACGCTTGCGCCAGCTAACAATGGCAATGTAATATTCGTGACACCTACCAAAGCGTCCGATAGACCAGGAGAAATGAAAGCGGCTTGTCTAGACCCCGTGGTGATGCCTACCGCAATAAATTTTCTCAACGTAGGGCTATAGGCTTGAGATACGCCGCCGGCACCGCTCATTTGAAGCGTTTGAATACCACCGTAGGTAGACCAGGTTATTCCATCTGGCGTAGTTGCGGTGTTCGTGGCTAGTGCAATGCCATTTGCCTGCATGACAAATACACCTAGTTCATCTTGCCACTTAATTTTTCCCCAGACCTGAGATGTTATGGGATTGGTTACGGTTGAAAAAGAAATTCCATCTAAGGACCTTTGAATGCTCGCAGCTCCCACGAAAAGAAACACTTGAGAGACAGGCGACCAAGCCGCTGAATTAAACGTGCCAGCTAGAACTGTAGTTTCACTCCACGTAATACCATTTGATGAAGAGGCCACTCTGCCGAACGATCCTACGGCAACGATCATGTTCAATGACGAAGAGTATGTCATTGCAATGACGGATCCCGCAAAAGCTGAAGTAAATCTTTGAGTCCAAGTAATGCCATCTGATGACGTATAGATCGTTGCAGCTGTGGTGATAGCCGTTCCACCAGCTACAAACATGCCTAACGTAGGCATCCACATCACACAAGAAAATCCGATAAACCCACCGCTGGCCAAACGAAGAGTCCAAGTCACACCTGCATCAACTGACGTGGCAATTACGTTGGTACCACCACTCGTTCCAACAGCTACCAGCATGCCTAGTGTAGGTGACCAGGCCAAATCAGTCCAAGCACCGTTAAAGGGAGGATTTAAGACGGTCCAGTTGATTCCGTCAGAAGAATAGACCGTGTCACTGTTCGTAACCGAGAAAAACTTTCCAAGCTCAGGTACCCAAAGAACACAGGTTCGACTCCGAGCCGTAGGTGACATCGTTACGCCCGTCCACAACGAAAAATTGGGCGAACTGTCGCCTATCCCGGTGTAATTAAACACTTGAGATCCGCTATATGCTTGAATGCCACCCGCGAAACCAGAGGTATCAGACAGACGCAATATTGCAGCTCCTGGATTCACAGCATCAAGAAGAGTCTGGGTTTGGCCCTTAACGTAAACACGATTCCGTAGCTGCGAGTCGTCTTGAGTCTGAGTGACAGATGGCGTGTTTTGGAGATACACCGCGTTGTCATCGAGGCTTTCAGGTGTCTCATCAGGAGTCTCGGTCTGAAAAAAGTGCAGGTCCTCGCGGCTCCAGTGGAAGGAACACCCACCCAGCGTCGCGAGTTCATTCAGACATTGCAGGATGGTTTTGGTGCCGTCGAACGTCACGGAGGCTAACGGCAGATTCGACTGCACGTGATGGGTGGTGTAACTGTCGGGGGCAAACCGATCAAATATGTCGATGACGATATCCGTGATCGACATCTGAGCATACGTGCCGATTGGATGATGACTATTGACCAACGCCAAGGCGTTGACTACCACCTGCCAGCTCGGATTGTCAGGGCCATCATCGTAGTGCTGTATCACGGTTTGAATCGTGCCGCGTAGCAGAGGCTCAAGCACGCCCGAGATCGAGAATTCAACGAAGGCCCCGCGAGCCGGTTCGGTATCGTTGACGGTGAACGTCAACGTGGACGGCACCTTCAGCACGTCCCGAAGGGTGCAGCTTCCGTCGAGTCGAACGCCGGTCTCCACACCGTTGATCGTGATGATCAGTTCAGGACTTGACGAGTAGCTAAAGCTATAGGCTAGGGTGCTGGTTTGAGACCCTACCGTCACGCTGACATCGACGACACCCCTCGCGTGTGCCCCGGTGATCGCGGTGATCGTTTGACGGTTCACGATCACCACGCTTGTGGCAGGAACCCCGCCAATCGACACTGTAGGCAATGTGCCGTCGCCGGGAACAACGAAGTGATCCCCGGTGATGGTTACCGCTGTACCACCTACGACAGGCCCCACGGTCGGCGTGATCGCCGTCACCCGTGGTGCTGTATCTGCCCCAATGGTAGGTCGCCGAAATCGTCGAGGTCCGAAGAACACGTTAGTTCTGTGAGATCAACGAGTACTGGTGGCAGGTGAGCGAACCCGTAGCCACCGTTTGCGTAAAGAACAAATCCACCTGTTGTGAGACCGCCGAATCGAAGTTGTTGCCCACGGCCGGCGCGGAGTTCCACGGAAGGATCGCTGACAACACGCCCTTCGGGGCGGTCGCCGGCACACCGAGGATGTCTTCACTCGTCCACAGCCCCTGACCCATCAGATTGGCGCTAGCCCCAAGGGCTCGCAACGTCAGGAGTATTTCCAAACTCCAGCCGACGTTCGTGTGCCCCGCCACGCTGTCGAGCAGCACCGCCAGACTGTCGAACACGACTGTGCCGCCGAATCGAAGATCAAACCGCGCCGTACCGGGCGTGGTGATCACGGAAGAGATCCGACCCGAGGCTTTGATCAGCAGTTGTTGTCCGAGGTTCTTGAAGAAGTTGCCGGGCAACGTGAACTTCGCTGCAGCCGGAATGCACGATGCCGCCGCCGCCGCCGTTAACGCCGAACCGTCGACCTGTGACGTGATTAGTGTTTCCTGCCAAGACTGTTGAGGCATGAGAATACTCCTAAGCTGAAAACTGAAGTTGTCCGCGCATGACCGACGTTAAGGCATCGATCACCACCCGCTGTAGTGCAGCCTTCCCACCAGGACTTGAGTCCATCAGAAGGCCTTCCATCGTAAAGTAGAAGTTGGGGGCTAACATGCCTCCACCTGATCCGAGAGGGATGATCGCTTCTCGACCATGCAGCATGGCCAGTGTGCCGTCACCGAAGTCACCAAACCCTCCGGTTCGATATCCAGGAACTCCAGCAGCGTGCAGTGCCTGCTTCAGCTGCTCATACAACTGCTGTTCGTTCAACATGTCAACCCAGCCACGAGCATCGCGTGGGTTGATGCCGGTATCTCCCACACCACCGGATCTTCTTCCGGGGTGAAGAGCGTAACCCTGTTCAATGCGGCGTACCTCGGCCTGCATTTTTGAAACAGTCCACTCTCCGCTGGTATCTCTTTCCCCACGATCCGAGCCAGGAAACAACGGTGCAAGGGCGAACGTTCCACCCATCGCCATTCGTTTTGCTCGTTCGGCTGCGGTAATCAGTTCCCCAGAAAGTGTTCGGATTTTGTCCGTCACTTCCTGCACAGCACCACCGACTCGATTCCTCCAAGTGTCCCCGATCTGTTCGATGCTCTTTTTCTGTTTTTCAGCTTCGTCGTTGACCACTTGTGTATGATCTGTGTAAGCCTGATCGGCATAAGCCCTCCAGTGCTCAAGCATACGAAGCTTTTCTTCCAAAGCACGTCGAGCTTCACGAATCTCGGCGTCGGTGTAAGCCCCGGTGTTCAACAGCATCAGGTCTAGGGCTGCTCGCGCCATGTCCACTTCGTGCTCGTAGAAGGTCTTGGTGAACTGACTCTGCTCTTCGCGCTTGCGGATCTCCGCATCCACTGTGGCATCGAACTTGGCCATCTCTGCGTTGAGCATGTCGGTGGTCAACTCGCCCTGCAACTGGAGAGACTGCAGCGTGGCTGCCAACTTCTCTCGTTCGCCCTTGATCCAGTCGTTGATGTTATCGCCGTGGGACTTGGCGATGATCTCAAAAGTCTCGAGTGTCACCTGACGCACGGACTGCGATGCCTTGACTGACTCGGCTGCCGCTGCAGCCTGGGCCTTTGTGAGCTTGGGGAAAGCTTGTATCAAGTCTTCAGCGGACGCGCCCAGGGCCGCGTAGTGCATCACGCTGTCCTTGATGGACACATTGATGGTATCCAGCGTGTCCTTCCACGTCTTGCCCAGTCTGTGCAGATTGTCCCAGGCGTCCAAGTACGCACGCGTGGTGTTGGTCGTGGCAGCGACTTCTTGACCCTGATTCTTAAAGCTCTCTGTGACGTCTTTCATCGAGTCTCTCACTCGCGTCATGAGTTTGTCGAGAAGATCCAGAGCCTCCTGTTCACTTTTGTGGGCTTCCGTCTGTGCCAACATGGCCTGCGTCTGTTTATCAGCCTCGATCATGGCTGCGCGTTCAGCCTCGCTGAACCCCTGAAGACGAAGGCCCAGGTCCATGAAGAAGTCGCTGATGGGCTGCCACTTGCCTAGTTCATAGGCACCGTACAGAGCAGCAGCATAAGCCGTAGCGATGCCAAGAGGTCCGATGGTGCCCAAGATCGCACCACCCAAGAGCTTGAAAGACGCTCCTGCATCTGCAATGGAAGAGAAGTCGAGCACCTTGATCCACACCCCCATCTGGGTCAAACCACCCACGATGTTCGAGATGGCTGCCGGCAGACCCGAAAAGGTAGTGGTGAGATTGCCTGCGTAGCCAATCAAATTGGAGATCATACTGCTCGCACTTGATGCTCCAGCACCCAGCAGGTACAACCCCACGGAAGTAATGGCGGTACGTTCGGCTACTGTCTTCAGCCAGTCAGGCAATGCCTGCCAAGATGTGACCACCCAATTGTAGACTTTGACGATCCAATCCAGAATCGTACTGAAGCCATTGACAATGGTAGGTCCGTACTTGTCCCAGGCTTCTACGGCACCTCCGTAGAAAGCCACCGCCGTGTTCTTCACACGCACGAACCAGTCAATAATCAATGGGGCATACTCCGTGACCTTGTCGGCCACGGCGTTCACTCCAGATTGGAAGTTCGCGAGAATGGTTTCGGTGTCTCCACCCAGAGCACTGTAGATGGCGTCCCGCACGGTGGTAAACGCGGCCACCACGTTTGGGGATGCGGCCACGTTCTTGATCAGTTCCTCGTAGAAGTTGTGCCAAGAGGTGGACACCTGAGCGATGATCTCGTCCACTCCATCTGTCTGTTCCCCCAATCGAGTAGTGGCTTCAGCCACCTTCAGCAAAATCGCTTCTCGTGCAGACTCTTGTTTTTCGAGGGGGGTCAGACGATCTGATGTGGTGCCCAGCTTCTTCGCGTAGTCATCCTCGGCCTTGGTGAGATCGATCTGACCAGTCAGGAACCGAATGGACCTAGTGTTCCCAGTCAGCATTGCCTGGTTCAGCTTCTCGAAGGCATCTTGCACGGCGATGCCCTTGGCCTGAGCGAGGGCAAACCCGCCCTGAGCCAACGTTCGCATCTGCTCATCCGTCAGATGGATGCCGGCCGAGAACTGATCGTTCACAGTCTTCATCAACTCGAAGTCAGTGATAGTGCTGTGAGTGCCCTCGCGCAGGATGCCCAACATCGTCTCGCCTGCACGGTTGGCACCGGCTGCCAGACGATTGAAGTTATCTTCTACATCCGCAATAGTCGCACCTTCGGTCGTAAAGTCTCGGATGAGATCGATACCAATTTCCAAGACCTTATCGACAGCTTTCATGGCCAATTCGGCTATGAGAAAACCCTCAGCCGTCGTTTTCACACTGGTATTGAGACCGCCGAAACTTGCCTCCAGTTTGTCGATTTTGGTGAGCACGATATCCATCGTAGAAGATATTTTGTCCTCAAACTCGATCTTACCTGCGAGGGTTCCGATGTCTACACTCATCTGCGTGTCCTTGACGGCCTGGTAATTCGTGGCTGTCTGGGTGTCTGTGCCTTAGACGTTTTCGGTGCTTGTTCTGCCTTGCTGACGGCGTAATGCATCCGAGCTAACATCTTCAAGCGCTGCCAGTCTGCTGGCGGCGACCCAGAGGGTGTCGTCTCAACCTTCGTTTCTTCCTCTTTGAACTCCAGCATGAAATCCGACACCCGAAACTTGGATCGGATCCCCTTACTGAGGAGGACAGCATTCATGGTGGCCGCGCAAATGGAAGCGGCCTGAAAGTCCCCGCGCTTCTGACCAATGGGCTCGATCTTGTCGTACGCGCGCCACTGCATCAGTTCCTTGAACGAGATGCTCTTCAGCATCTTCGTGACACTGGGTTGCCCCAGGGCCAGAGCCAAGCGCATGGCAAAGCGGCGAAACTCGCTGCCTTGCCCTAGCTCTTTTTTGCTTCACCCACCGGATCCGATTCCTTGCCGTCCTTCGGCACGGGGAACCCGTTCAGGCGCAGCACCTTCTCCAGCACGCGGCCGTTGTCCTGGGCGTCCTTCCGCTTGAAGATCTCCAGGATCGCGTCGTGGTCCGACTCGGGGAACCGCGCGCCCTGCTCGTCCACGATGGACTTCACGAGGAGCCGAAGGCCGGCGCGCTTCTTCTTGTCGGGGTCGCCGTTGCTCTCGATCCACTGCAGCATGTCTTCCGAGGACAAGGAACCAATCTTGACGATGCCACCGTAGGCTTCCACGGTGTCGTACTTGACGTCGTTGGTTTCCGGCCGCTTCAGGTCGTCGAGGGTGAATACTTTCTGGTCGCTCATGGTGCTCCTTATGGTCGTTTGACGGCGATGACGTTGAACGAGTAGCGGGCCTGCTTGCGATCATCGACGCCCGCGTCGAAGGGTTCTTGCAGAGGGTTGATTTCACGGTACCAACCAGAGGACACGTACCCAGTGTCCCAGATCAAACTGTTGCGGATGCCCACCACGGCGTCGTAAGCAGCCTGGGCCTTCTCGCGCGCCTGTGCGCTCGTACCCGCACGCGTGAGGAATTGGGCCGCCGGCCGGATGTAGGCGGGCGTGATCGTCCTGTTCTGCGTGCGCTCGGGACCTGAGCCCGACGTATCCGTGATCGTCAGGGTAGCCTCACCCGACGCCAAGATCGGTATGTTGGCCTTGGACCCGACGAAGATGTCTACTCCCAGCGTGCCGACGCTAGCGTCTTCGCAGAGAATAACCAAGTCGCCAGTCCAGGACATTATGAGTTCCAAGCTGCATTCAAGTCGATGCGTTTACCGACTCGTGCAGCCATGAAGGGTCGGCTCTCCAACAGCACCGACTCAATGTACTTCCACTGCCCAACTTTGTGAAACGCGTCAGGATCTTCGTGTACGTAAATGGCGTAGGGCGCGGATGGCCCGCCAGCAACAATCATAGTATAGATCGACCGCCATTGTCGAATGGGACCTTCGACGTGCTCAGATGCTCGAAGATTCCCATACTCTACAGGAGTCCGCTTTCTTACTTCAGTGGCCTCAACCTCGGTCTCTTGATAGAGAGCCCGACCTACATGATCAGGGAAGTTCTTCCCGAATCTTTTCGCATCATCTTTCATTTTCCGGCCGCCGGTCAGACTGGCTCCAGCCATCGATCTATCCTTGCGGATTGTTAGCGCGCCAAGTTTTCAGTTCTTGATCGAGATTGGATGGCAGTCGTTGACCCACCTGTCTCCACCAGATCGTGTCCTCGGCCAAGCGCTGCAACAGAGGAGAGCCCAAAGGCTCCACCACTGGATTGAGCTCATCGTAGGGAAACGCATAGGTCACCTGCTCAGGCAGAAACTCTTTTCCTGTTCGGATGGTCTCGTAGCGCGCTGTGATGACCTGACGATCCGCCCGCGTCTTGGTCAGGAAGACGTGGTGCTCCAGGTAGGCCGACGCCGGGGCACGGTAGGCCGGGTAGACGTGCGGAGCGTGGATGCGGGCCGGCCGCCGGGCTTGGCGTTTGACTGACACACGGGCCTGGAAATCGGGGAAGTAGGGCTGCTCCGAGAGCACGTGCTGGATGTCTGGCCACAGGTGACACCGCGAGAAGAACCACGAGTCCCGTTTGAGCATCTCGTCCGAGCGAAGCCACTCGACCAAACCCGGAGAACACCGTTCGTCATCGTCCAAGCGCAGCACGTAGTCGCCACTGCAAGCTTGGATGACTGGATCCAGCATCTCTTCCAGATAGTTGCCCTGCACCTCCACGATATGGTTTTGATGCTTTTCCAACAGCATCATGGCCTGCGCACCGTGAACCCCGAAGATCATCTCGGCACCGAGGGAGCTAGCCAACGATGCCATGTCGTGGAGAAAGGGCGTGACCCTTGGATCACCCTGGGTGACACAGATTACACTAAGCTTCATGGGATCCCTCTGACGATACGTCCTATTCGATAGAAGTCATCTTCAAATACAGCACGGTCATCTTGGCCATCAATGAGACGTACATGCTGCCCATCGACTACGAAATTCCAAGACTGCACATCACCGTGTCGCGGTGTAGGTCGGGGGTATGTTTCGATCAAGCTAGCAAGCTTTTCACGAGATGGCCACACGCCATTGAGCGCGAGATAGGTTTGCAGATTGATACCAGCATACCATTCTCTGGTCTCGTTTTTTCGTTGGAAGGTCACGATCTTTTCTGTGACCGTCGATGTGATGGTGATACCTCCGAGGGGAACGTCCTCTGGCACATCCCAGTATGCCCGCGTCAACGTAGTCTTGGTGGTATCAAAGTACCAGAACGGTCGCTGCCAATCTCCTAGATGACTCGCGACTCGTGCAAATTGAATGGGGCGATGTGCTTCCAAGGAATCATATAGTGCTTCGACGGCTAACCCATTGTGCGCTGCTGTTTCCGTGCGGGCGGGGGTCTCTACGAACGTGTGATCTCCCAAATGCATCACAGCGTTGAGGGCACGAGGCCAGTCCTCGAAGTGATGCAGGACGTTCAACGCCAGCACTACATCAAAGTGCTCACAGGACCCCAATGTATCCATGTCAGCAGAGGACAATCGTTTTCGGAGGTGAATCACACGTTCGGCAGCGTTGGCTATGCATCCGTCGAGCAAACGCGGATCATCATCAATCGCTACGCATGTGGCCCTGGGAAAGATCTCTGTCAAACGAAGACTGAAGTAACCTAGCGATGCTCCAAGATCGAGCATGGTGAACGGTCGGGTGAACCTCTCGCAGAAACGGCGCACGATCTCAAAGCGTGTCGCACACTCCCGAGCCCCAGGTTCTAGGGTCAATCCACGCACCCACCGATCCTGATATGCTTCCATCATCGTCGCTCAAAGAGCACATCGTCTGGGTAAAGCGTAAGTACACGGAAGTTTGGCAACATCGCTTCAAGATCGGCCAATGACGCTTGGCCATCATAGAGTTCCTCGTTGCTGTATTCCGTGTACAGGTATGTGGTCCGTTGCAGGATTTCCCCCGCGCCGGCAATGAGATCACGTTCAGCACCTTGCACATCGGCCCAAAGGAAGTCGATATGATCCACACCGACCGCCCGCGCCCAGGTGTCAAGGGTAGTCACAGGCACGTGAATCACTGTGTCGAAATGACACCACGGATAACGTCTCAAGTGGTGCTTAGGACGACGTAATGACCCAGAAAAGTCCCAGTCGCGACGTGCTTCTGGGGCCGGCGTGCCGGAGCTTTGATAGAAGGGCTGAAGGCCTGTCGTCGCACCCACCGCACCCACGAACAGGCGCGCACCTGAGATCTGTGCACAGAATCGCTCAACCGCGCGTGGGTCTGGTTCAAAGCTGTAAATTTGCCCCTGTGGGAATAACTCCATGAACATTTTGGTATGTTCACCGTCGTTCGCACCCACATCAAGAATGATTGGATTGGGGCGCATCACGAGAGCAAGGATCTCCGCTCGTGTGATCACAGAAGTGCCTCCTGGATCGATACAGCAAAGCGGTTTGAGATGTTCGTCCAATTGAACTTGGGATCCCGCGCCAACTTCAGACCCTGAGCGCCCAGAAAACCCCGCGTGATTTTATCGGTGTACACCAAATCCAGAGCTTGCACTACCGCTTCCTTGGCTGGCGCGCTGCCGATCATGCCGTTGACATCAGGCATCACTCCCTCAGAATTGCAGTCCACCAACAAGGCCGCCGGTGCCGCCCACTCGGCCAGGGCTGCATAGCGACCAGCGATCACGGGCTTGCCACAAGCCATCGCTTCAATCGCCGTAAGCCCGAAGCCCTCTCCGAGGGAAGTCGTGAGGTAAGCGTCCGACGCCTGGTTGGCTGCCACCACATACGCTTCGGGCGCACCCCTGTAGGTGTCGCGTGGCGCGGCTAGAATCAGACGGTCGGAGATGCCACAGTAGAAACCCAACTGGTCGCAGTCGATGGCCACCGAACTGCCGGGCAGCACGTGCAGGTAGAGGTAGGCATCTCGAATGCCCTTGGACTGGATCCACTCCGCGAAGAACATGATCGTCAGGTCCAGCCGCTTACGCGACTGATTGCGATTGACATTCAACACGATGAACGAGTCTTCTGGAACACCAGGAAGGCCCAGGAACCTCCGCGCGGCCACTTGATCACCAGGCTTGAACACCTCAGTGTCCACGCCCAGCGGAATGACATCGGAGGGCACCCGCATACCGCCCTTGGTAGCTTCGTCGCGGCCAAATTCCGTCCATAAGATGGCCCTCTTGAGCCCGTTCAGTTGTTCTCCCCGACAGTTCTTGCCCTCCACAGCAATGATGCCTACCACAGGTGTGCATCCGTAACCGTTGAGATGCAAAGCCTTTCTGTACACAGGCACATGCCATGGGTTCGTCTGCACCACGATGGCCTCGGGCTTGATCTTGTCAAGCAATTCAGGCAGCCGGCCGATCCCGAGGGGATCCCGCCCTGACCACGCCGGGTAGATCTTGTAGCTGTAGTCGTCGCGGGGATCACCGTTGTAGTTGATGCCGATGACTGACACCTCCCACTGTTTGGACAGCACCTTCAGGATCTGATCGGACGCCCGGCCAAACCCACTGCTGCAAGCTGCGTCCCCAATCCACATCAGTGACTTCATAGCCCGCGCCACTCCTTCGGAAAGCCTACGCGCTGGACTCCGTCTGTGTGCCAGGCTAGAGGGTACACGACGGTCTTGTTCGGATTGGGGTTGAGGAAGCCCGCCCACCAGGAGAACGAGCTATTGGCAATGATATTGGATCGGCAGCCGGCCATCAGATTGAGATCCTGAATCTCATCACCGGGGGTAACAAAATTGAATCGATCAGAGGAGTAACCAAAGCGTTCAGCGAGTCCTCTTTCGTGCATACCCCAGTGCTTTTTACACCACTCAATGTCGTCCGAGAATACTAAGAACTGCTCTCCAGGAAACAGAGCGATGGCTTGGTCGTAGTAGTCCGTCTCCCATAACTGGACGAACATCCGATGCTTGACGTAATCACCCCGGCGCACGTGCAACGAGACGTAGGGCTGGGGCTTGATACCCTCGCCAAACACCCTCTTGATATAATCTTCAGAGCCCTCGAAGTGTCGGGGATCTTGCAACCAAATGTCGGGGGTCAGTCCGCGCTGCTGTTGAGCGTAGAGGTAGGCCAGTTGAAACATCTGATTGCCCAGTCGGCCTCTCAACAACCAGATGGGAATCACGCAGCCTCCTGAAATTTGTGTGCGTGAACGACCAAACGATGGTCTTGGTGAACCGTGACAGCGTTGAACTCCACCATTTTGAGCCAGTGGTGAATCAGGGCAGAGTTTGGGCCGAAGAACTTATGATCGTAACAGCGAGGGCTTTCGGACTCCGTGTACACCAGAGCCGGTCGAGTCTCCTGAAAGTACTCTCGACCTACTTGGGTGTTGGATGCCGTATATGTTTCCAACACCAGCAGGTCTTTCACGACACTCACTACCCTTTCAAGAGCCATCAGAGGATGACGTAGGTGGTAAATAACTCCCAGAAATAACACCACATCGAAAGTTCCAACGACGTAAGGGGAAAGATCCATCACGTCAATCTCTAGCGACTCCACGCGTGACCCGAGGGCGGAATGAGCGTAATCAAATCCTGCTCTTCCGGTACCACGATGCCACATGAAAGAGTCGGTAGCCAAGACGCGGGCCGCGCCACGACGCTCAGCTTCAAACGCGTAGAAACCGTCCCACGTGCCTATGTCGAGAACGGTTTTACCTGTCAGATCGGGAAGGCAGAGTTTGTGTGTCTCTCCCGCAGGAAAGACTCGACCAGGTGTGACAACACCATTACCCAAATCAATGGAATGCCACCAGTCAATGTCATGCATGCCCATATAATGGGTCAGTCTTTGACCACAAACATGGCCGTCGTGTTAAGACCCACGCACCACCGAGCCGAGAATGGTTTCGGGAACGAAGGGTTGGCCAGTTGCGGAATCAGTAAACCCTCCCGTCTGCACGATTGGTGCCGTCCCGCCGTCAGGCAGCCGAAACACGTCGCGCGGATCGATGGGCTGTTCCCTCACCTTGCCGGCGTTTGGGGTCGTCGCGGGGATGGGGTCGAGCCACGTCAGGGTGGCAAACGTCATCACCACGGCCCCGGCAGCCGTGAACCTTTGCCGCTTGGTCAGGTCCACCAAGGCTCGACGGATGACGGGAGCCGCAAAGGCATCGGCACCCTGGCCATTGTCACCGATCCATGCCTCATGCACTACATCGAGTTTCATCGACTCGAATTGTGGAGACAAAATGTCAGCGACGGATGATCGAATGAGATCTTCGTAACCCATGGTTAGTAAGCCTCAAACACAAGAGGTCGAGAAATGCTGTTCTGCTTGAACCAAGAGGGCACCAGCAGTCTACGCACTTCGTTGGGTACAACGTCAGACACGTAGTTGAGATCAGACTGTTGCTTGCGAACGGCTACATCAGCAGACTCTCGAGTCTGGCCCCCACCCTGTACATCCGAAAAGGTCAGAGCTACCGAGCCGGCCTTAATGGATGTAATGCCCTTCTTGAGCGGATCGTTGTCGCTGAGCCGATTGCTCAGATGGAGTTGAAGTCCAAACTCACATTGAGCATTCTTCAACTCTTGGGGATTGATGTTCGTGGGAATCGCATACCCCGTGCGCGTGAGCATGCCCGAGCGGGGCCACGTCAACGACTGCGTGCTTGATGCAGCCGAGCCGTTCCACTCGAAACATGCCTCTATCTCACGACATCCAGCGAGAAGGATTGCTTCCTTTTCGTCGCAGGTGAGATCACTGAAGCCTGAAATACGGGGTAACCGAGTTGCCTCGTAGGCCTCCAGGTCGTCTTCAGTGGCCCAACTGTCTGCGTTTGATGCGCCTGGTGTAGTGACCATAGTTCCTCTTTTACAGGTTCTTGACCTTGAGAATCACATCACGCTCGATGATGCGATCTGCTTGTGTGGTGATCACGTTGGTCAGTATATAGGACTCTCCCTCCGTGCCCCCACTCAGCCACACCGTTGTGGTAGATGTGGTAAAGGATTCGTCGTGACTGGTAAGCCCAGTCGGAATCGTCCACACCGATGCGACAATGGGATCACCAGCAACCACCACATCGGCCCAATCGAGGGTGTAGTCAAGGTCATCTCCACCGTCTTTGGCCCCGGGAAACTTTTGAATGCTCATGGACCTGGCCTCTGTTTGTGTATCCTGATATTCCGAAGGGCGGCAGCAGTCATGGAGATCACGCGACGTGGTGATGTTGGAAGATCACCTGCTGTCAAATGTATCACAAGACTTTGCGTCACGATCCCAAAGATCTCTTCGCCGCCCCCCTCAACGTTTCCGTCAACGAATTGAGTAATCGTCTCAACGGTCGGCGTCACGACCGAAAAGGTCTGACGCACTCCGGCAATAACCTGCGTGAACGTTTCTGCCGATGGCGTTACCACTGCAAACGTCTCACGCACTCCAGCGACAGCCTGAGCAATAACTTCTGCTGATGGCGTCACCACCGCGAACGTTTGACGGACTCCGGCCAGGGCCTGGGCGATGACCAGATTTGTTGTGACAGCACCCACGCCAGTGTGAAGGCCGATCACCGACTGAGTCACGATCTCATTGGTTGGGTCCAGCACACCGAAACGCGTGCGAACGCCCACGACCGATTGAGTGACTACTTCTGCCGTAGGATCGACCACACTAAAAGTCGTGCGGACACCGTTAATGCTTTGGGCTACAGTTTCGGCGGTAGGTGTCACCACCGAGAACGTCTCACGAACTCCCTGCACGGACTGATTGAGCGTCAGCACGGTGGCTGCTGCCCCGGTCTTGAACGTCGTGCCAATGACCGATTGTGTGACGGTCTCTACGGTAGGCGTGACAACAGCAAATGTCTGACGCGCGCCTACGACAGCTTGAGCGACCACGAGGGCCGTGGCTACCGCGCCCAGTCGAGTGCGAACTCCCACTACATTTTGCGTCACGGTTTCTGCGGTTGGCGTCACCACCCCGCTTATGCCACCAATCAGTGCAAGCGTGAGATAGCTCTTGGCGCTGGTTGCTGCATACGTGCAGGCCCAGGTACCCAGCGTTCCCGCTGTGGCTTTCGTGCCTTCCGACACTCCGAAGCCACTACCAGCTCCGGTGTTGGTGCAAATATTCAATCGAGAAGCTAGTGATCCCAAGGAGGCGTTCGTCATCACCGGGACAGACGCCGTGTTGCTGTCACGAAGAATGGACGCGACGCAGATCGCCATCGTGTTGTTTCGGGTTGAAGACACACCCGACGCAAACGAGAACGAGTTATCTACGGTGGTTTCTGAACCTGTATTGGCGATGTCGACTGGATCGCCGGTGTCAATGCACCCTGACCACGCGGCTGTCGCCGCGATGATGACATCGGAGGCTGAAGCGTGCACGGTAGGCCCCGTGGTGCCCGACGCCCACCGGCCCCACCACACATACAGCGCTTCACCACCAGTGACGGTAACAGGAGACCCAGATATGGGCGTCCATGTTGCGATGCTTCCGGCGGCCGTGATTGAGATCGTATTGGCAGTGGGACACGTTGCAAACAAAAGAACGATATTACCCGAAGACATACCAGCAGGCAGCGCAGGAGTAGCATCCTGCGCTGCCGGCGCTTTTGAGCTTGCTGCAACGAAAACGGGAAGAGCCATCGACCTTTACGCAGCGACAGGCGTGATGCTCAGGTCCACGTCACCTGTCGCGATGGTGAACGTGTCGCCAGCCGTCACAGCCTTGGACGACGCGAGTGCCGCACTTCCGAGGAACGTTCCCGCTGTCGATGCATCCCAATAGGACACGTGGGAATAGGTCTCCGTGGTGGACACGTTCGTCCACGTCAACGCACCTGATGTAGTGATCGCTCCGCTGCTGGCCGCCGAAAACGTCGCCTGCTTACGCGTGGTTTCCACCGCTGCGTTGTTGGCACCGGACGCGCCAGGATCACCGAGGTGGATTTTCACCCAGAACTCGGGCGGTTCGGTGTAGGTGACTGACCGACACAGCGCGTCGAGCCAGGAGTTCAATGTTGCTGCCGCGAGGCCTACTGCCATGATGAGAATCCTTTCTACGGGGTTAAACGAACTGTGCGTGACACTCCGGGCATCGTAGCGACCTTCACGAAGCTACGAATCAAGATGATGCGATCCAAATCAGGTGCAAGAACCACTTGAGGTGGAGCTGCATAAGCTGAGAGTAGCTGAGCACGGCCTCCCGATGTGGCAACACCAGTCGGAGCCGTCAACAGACAAGCCAGGCTCAACCCAAGGATCGAACGGCGCTGTTGTTCGGTCATGGTGTCGTCCATTCACCGCGTGTGGTAACGTCACCTACCGTTGTCGTCGTCGCCTTGGCCACGTCGGTGGCACCGTTATCGGCCTTGACGAGTTGCTCACCACTGAGACCATCAATGGTTTGCTTGTTGCGAGCCAACATCGCCATCCACGAGATCTTGGCTTCGAGACTCGCCGTCGCCGGCAGGGGTCCAGCGGGCTCAGGATAGGTCGTCGTTGCGAGTGCTGTCGCTACCTGAGCCAACACCTGAGCCGTTGAGATGTTGTTGAGCGCCGCAATCGCCGCCGCTAACGCGTTTGTGGCGTCGATGATCAGCGATTCATCGGCCGGATCGCTCGGGAGATTCGTGGTCTTCGCGTCGATGAAATCGATCACCGCTTTAGCTGCAGCCACGGCAGCCAACACAGCATCGTCAGATGTCGCTAGTGCTGCGGTCAACTCCGCGTTCGTTGGTATATCGCCCAGTTGGATATCGAGGTTCGCTGCGCCCAAACCGACCGCTGTTCTGACACCAGCCGCATCCAAGGCGGTGCCTGTACCTCGCGTAGACACAGCCACATCAATGCGGGCCAACTCTGTCGTCAATTCCGTGCGCACCGCCGTTGCTGCGCCGGCCGCGCTGTGTGAACTCCGGGAGCTGATGGCCGCATCGAGCTGATCGACCAGGAGTTTCCCGATGCTTCCCAAGGTTACCAAGCCACTGGTCAGCGCGGCCCAGATCACCCCGGTCAACGAGGTGCGCTCGCCGCTCGTCAAGGCCATCGCATCGCCAGCTTGTGATGCCGTTTTCGCGGGGTCGTAGGCTGCCGTAAGCGATACGCCCGAAGCTGCCGTAATGTTGGTCGGAGTCGCAAGGGCCGTGGTCAGATTGGTGGCCGCCGTCAGGACGCGCACCGCTGTCGACCACACCGCATCGAGCGCGTTCGCGGCGAATGAGGCCGCCGCAATAACCCCCGCCGTAATAGACCCGAGGTTCGATTCCATCTTGCCGCCTGTGAGAGCAGACGGGAGGCGGCCCTGGATGTCGTTCGTGTCGGCCTGGATCGACGCCGTCTCGGCTTTGACCGCCACGACGTCGAGGCCGACCGTCGCGTCGGCGGCGTCCGTCACGACGGCCTTATAGATCGTGTTGGTGTCCGCGACCGGGTCGCCGATGGCTTGCCCGAGCGATCCCTGCGCCTGGTGCGCGGTCATGTCTTCGTCGAGCACGGCGTCGGCGGTCTCGGCCGCCGTCGGGAGATCGGCCAATTGCGTGTCGAGGTTGGCGCTCGCCAGCCCCACTGCTGTCCGGACCCCGGCCGCCGTCAGTGTCGAGAGTCCTGATTGAATCTCCGTCACCGCGTCCGCGGCGACCGCGTCGGCGTCGATTGCGTCGGTCGCGATGGCGGCTGCCGTCACCACCCCGGCGGCCATCGCGCCGACACTCGCGTCCATCCGACCGCCAACGAGGGCCGCCGGGACGCGCGTTTGGAGGTTATCCGTATCGGCCTGCACGAGCGCGACGTCGGCCGAGATCGACGCCCCGACGGGCGCGCCGATCCGGGTGAACGAGTCGCCGGTCTGCGGGACGGTCGTCCCGCCGGTCGACGTGATGTTCGTCGCGGCGGTCAGGATGCGCGCGGCGGTCGACCAGACGGCGTCGAGGGCGTTCGCGGCGAACGACGCGGCGGCGATGATCCCGGCGGTGACGGAGCCGATATTCGACTCCATCTTCCCGCCGGTGAGCGAGGCCGGGAGGCGGCCCTGGATGTCGTTCGTGTCCCCGATGATGTCACCGGCCGTCTGTACGGTGCCTGATCCGGTCGGGCCGACTTTCACCATGGTGGCGTCCGCGAGCCCGGAAGTATCGACCACGAGCTGTCGCCCGGCGGTGGCCGGATTCAAGGTCCGCAGCATCCCAAGCGTGACGCCCTCAGGGAGCAGAACATCGTATGTCGTCGTCGCGTCCGGTGTCGTCTCCCAATTCGGCGAGACGGTGAAGGCGCCCGTGCTCGGCGTGTAGGTCACGATGCGCCGCGCCTGGTTGTTGGCACCTCCGGTGCCCCCGCCACCCGTGCCACCCGTCGTGCGAATGAAGCACCCCGTGACGTCGTAGGCAAGAACGGTGCCAAGCGTGCCGCCACCTGCTGATCCTGCAGAGAGCGTGCCGCTCCCGATAAGTGCCAGAATCCTCGGCGACAGCGTCACCGGGGTCAACACGCAGTTCGCCGACTTTGCTGCAATCGCCAAGATGTTGTTGTTCATCTCAGCGCCGGTCAGCGTGAAGTAACCCAGACCGTTTGCACCGCCGGTCGTGATCTCCTCAGCACAATCCGAGAAAGTCGCGCCACCGTCCGAGCTAAACTCGGTGTCCGGCGTCGTCGGATCGGTAGGCGTGCCTGCAGACGTCCGAAACGTCAGTTCGAGGGTGAACCGTGCGTTGCGGATCGGATACGGCAGGACATGCGACGTGCTGTTGGCCATTGCTTATGCTCCGATGTGAAGACTCTCAACACCGATGGCCTGTGTAGGCACGATGATGCCTCCACCGCCCGCGTCCGCGTGCTGTGCTGCGCCGATGTCGAGATGGCCTGTCGTTAGACCGACCGGGAACACGCCCGGAATGCCAACCCCGCGAAGAATCGCACCCGCGCCTGCCGTATTGTTCAAAGAAAAATCCGCGGCGGCGGCGTTTGTGAAGAACGATCCGGATCCTATTACATTTCCAGACATCAATGCTGTGTTAAAGAGAGGATCAATGCTACCTCCTGTGTTGTTGTAGGTGGCATTATTGGATAAAATGGCGTGACGTGTTGCAGCGTCAGCACCGAAGCCAAATCCTGTGTTACTCTCAGCAATACAATTTATAGCTGATTTAAACGTGCCATTACTATTAAACCGAAACCCATCACGTCCATTATTATAAGCCACACAATTCATCGCATTAGCAGTATTGGAACCCTGCTGATTAAACCCATCCGATGATGCTCCAGTATTTCCATAAGATAAACATCGATCCCAGATACATGGAATTGCAGTGGTGGAATTGAAACCTGAAACCGAATTTGCATAGGCCTCACAGGCAATCATGTAGCCATCTGAATGGAATGCACCAAAAGAACTACTGCATCCTGTTGCAATACATCGAAACCAAAATGTGGTTCCACTACCCCAGCATCCAATATCTGTGCAATTCTTTGCAGTCAATAACACACCATAACCACCTCCAAAGGCATAACCCCGAATGGATGCCTTAGAGAGCCCATCTAGAATCAAATTACGAGCGATGAAAGTCGAGGAGTTGCCACTAACATTAAACATTGAGATACTTGTCACGCCTGTTGCAGCAACCTGTATCGTGGGAGGTGTTATCAGATCACCTCTCACAGTGCCATATCCCTCCCAACGAGAAAACAATGATCCAACTTGAGTATCGTTTAGTTTTCCACCACTAACATTCTGAGTTGTTGTAGTAATTGTATAGGTGCCAGTTGCAATCCAGACTGTGTTCCCAGCGAGTTTATGTGCCATTGCCTGTCCAGGAGAGGCCAATGCTCCACCAAGTCCGCCTGTGCCATTTGCTCCAACTCCAGTTGTAATGTCAGCTGCCCCTATCACAGTGGCTACACCGACGGCGACTGAAGCAATAACATATCGACCTGTTGTAAAGTTTGTTCCACCCGTAATAACTATTGAGTTACCAACTTGTTGTGAAGCAAATGGATTAGCAACTGATGAGACAAGAAGACCAGCTCCTACTGAAGCAAGATCGGTATATGTAATCTCAGCAGCTGTCTGTTGAGAGTAGTCTATGGACCATGTGGCTCCTGTTGGGGATGCAACTGTGGCACATCCAACAACCGTGGTAGGAATTCCAGCTGCAAGTACAGCTGTTCCAATAGTAGCCGTAAGGGTAGCTGCATTAGCTGCTACAGAAGCAATTTTATACCAACCCGGTGTCCAATTTGTTCCTGAAGCTATATACACCCACGCATTTGCATCCCCTGCTACAAAGTTGTAGGAAGCAGATGTAAATACAGGAGCTGAAGTGTTAGCAGAGGTGGCGGCCCCATCTGTAAACATTCCAGCTGTCTGACCAGGATCAAAGATCCCACCATTATTGGTGTCATCTCCTCCTGTTTGAACCTCATAGACTGAAGTTGCCGCGAGTGCCATCGGTTAGATCCGTTCTGGATTAACAGCAATCTTTAGAACAAGATCACGATTTAGGTTCGACGCCTGCTCCATGAACGTGATGTAGGCGTCGGCCAACGTGATGAATGACCGCACGTCGAGGTTCGTGATCGGCGCCCGCCCGTCCTCGGCCGACCCGTCCACGACTAGTTGACTGTCGTTCGGGAAGAGCGTCAGCCATGATTCGGCCGCCGCCTCCGCCTGAAGCGCTTTCAGGTAGTTGTAGAGCTGACCGAAGCGATCCGCCGCCGGGCGGATCTTCTCGTTGGCGATGCGAACGGCTTGTGGACTTGTGTTGGCCATAATCCTTCTACCTCAAAAGAAGCTGGGATTGACCCCAGATGGATCAATCCCCAGCCTCCACGGAGCGACCTATTACGTAAGGTGACACACTCCCGAGCGGCCGGCCGCGTCGGAACGGATCAGGGGCACGCCGATGGCGAACGCCTTGAAGTTGATCTCGAACCCGCCGTACTCGTCCCACTGGACGGTCTGGAGGTTCTCGCCCTGGACCCAGGCCGCCACGTCCACGGTGTCCTGCTTGATGATCACGTTCCCAGACGGCAGCTGATCGGCCACCCGGATGTCGCTGATCCCGTTCACCTGACGCAGACGGTTGCGAATCGTGCCTGTCGAGTTCGTCCCGGCAGTCGGCACGTAGTCGTTGTCGAGCACGACGCCCGCATCGGACGGCACGTAGACCGTGTAAGGACCGAACATGCGATTGGCGTGCAGCGCGGTCAATGACGCCAGCAAGTCCGCAAGGTAGCTCGGACCCGTCTTGGTCGCATCGCCCCAGTCCTTGGTACCATCGAAGTTGACCGACGTGATGCGCTGTGGCGCGGTCATGTAGCCATAGATCGGCAGACCACCGAAGGTCGGGCCGCCCTGGAACAGCATCTTCTCCAACTGCTCCGCGACGACTCGGCCCGCCGTGCGGACCTGCGTGGTGTCGAGACCCTCACCGCGTTCCCGCGATGCCGAGAGCATACGCAGGTTGATGAAGAAGTCCTTGTGGGTGATCGGCAGGGGGATCTGCGACAAATCGAACTCCTGACGGTCGTTGGTGGTACGGCTCAGGCCATCCAGCGAGGTCGTCGCCGGATCCATGTCCGTAATCTTCTCGTAGCCGAAGACCATCTTGCCCAGGGCATTGGCGACAGGCCGCGTGAGCCCGGCGGCCATCAGATCGGCCACCCCCACGAGACGAATCGTCGCTTCCTGGATGAGGGCGTCGTCAAACACCTTCCAGTCCTCGTGTCGGAGGGTGTCCAGAGTCCGCAGCGCTGCGGCACTCAGAGCACGCCCCTCGGTGAACGCCTTCTTCAGCATCGACGTCGCCCATCGGCCGCTGGAACCTCCGAAGAGGGTCCGAGGGTCCGACACATTCGGTAGAGCAATGGCCGCTGCGCCACGCTTACGGTTGGTTGCCATTTCCAGATCTCCTTCTCTCACTTGATGTCCGCATGCATCCTGCAGCGAACGAGGTTGTCTTACAGGAACTGCACGCGAAGCGCCGTCTCGACGATCACCGATCCAAGGGCTTCCATCGCACGCGCGATGGGCTTGGTCGAACCCTCGGCGTAGGTGCCGTCACCGGCCGACTCCAGGAGGTCGTCTTCCGCGATGTTCTGACCGGACGCGACGTAGCCCGTGGCCTCTTCGCCCGACTTGAACACACCCACCTTGACCCGATCACCGCTGGCGTAGGCCGCCGCGATGGTCCCCGAGCCGCGGTGCGTGTCGTCGATGCCGGCTCCGAGTTCGTCCCGTTCGAGTGCGACGGCCTTGGGCACGCTGCCCGTGGTCCCCGTCTGCTTGGCGATGGTCGACACGCCCTTCACGAGGTAGCCCGGCTTGATCGCTTCGGAGGCAGTGCCTTCCTCGCTCACAATCGGGGTTCCCTTGAGGACGACAGTACGCTTGGTTGCCATTTCGGAATCTCCTTCTACTGAAACTGTTGAACGTAGTGTGCCGCAGCGATCAGACGTTGCGGGTCATCTTGTCAGCCCAGCCTTTACCCATGATATCAACTATGGTGTAAAGACCTGACCACCACTGGGTCTTATTGAGATCGATGCTTCCTGGGCACCGTCCACCGGGGCCTTCGGAGCGATGTTGGAAACGAATCCCGAGAAGAGCCAGTAAGCACCATCTGGGAACAGGATCTCGTAGCTGTCCTTCGACCCCGTCGCCCAGGCGTCGAGCAGACCATCGGTAGCGTCGTGGGTCTGTTCGCCCGAGGGGAGCCAGTTCACCATGAACTGGAGTTCGCCCTTGCGCCGGATGCCGACGACATACGAGTCGTCGTCCGAGTTGTGCGTGGTGGTCTCAATCGGGTTTCGGGTGAGGGGCGGAGGAGTGATGTCCTTCAGCTCCGCAATCTCGACGCCGTTCCGCTTGATGATCGTACCGTGAGCAGAGATCCCGTTGGACTCCACTCCGGTGTTGACAACAGGCATGTGAATGCACCTCTAAGTCCTGAGTGACTGGATGAAAGTCCAGCAGCTTACTTCTTGGCCGCGCGAGCCGCTCGGATGGCTTCCCCGAGGTCCTGCGAAGCGGGCACTTCCTTGGCGGCCGAGAGGTCCTTGACGGCACCCTGGCCGCCGAAGTCCACGACCTTGACGTCCGCGAGAGCCATGAGGTTGTCGAGTTCGTCCTGCGACAGGGCCTTGAGCTGCTCGTCGGTGTGCTTGCAGCGACCCGTGCCCTTCAGGGCCTTGATCGTGCTCTCGCGCTTCGCATCACCCAGCCGCTTGCCCTCGTTGATGGCAGCGCGCGTCGAGGGGTCGGCGGTCGCGAGCAGTTCGTCGAACGTCGGGGCCTTCGGAGTCGCCTTGGCATCGGTCGTGGCCTTGGCATCCTCGGCCGCCTTGTCTTCGGCCGCCTTCATCTTGGCCGCTTCCGCTGCCTTGAGCTTGACATCCTCATCCGCCTTGAGCTTGGCAGCCGCTGCAGCCTTGATCTCTTCCGCTGTGGGCTCCTTTTTCTCGGCAACGGCCGAGAGAGCCTTCAGCTGCTCGTCGGTGGCCGTGTCGAGGAACTTCGTGATCTGTTCCTTGGTCATGTCCCTGGTCTCCGTGGGCTTGAGGTGACAAGAACACGGTGCGCCCGACGCCGTGGTCTTGGGCTCTGCGCTACTGGCCATGCGGGGCTGCGCCCCTTCAACCGGCTCGTAACGCATCACAGGTTCGACTTCGATGAACGCATCGTTGAGCGTCACGACCCCGCTTGCGCTGAGATCGAATGCTCTTTCATACGTGGAGGTGCGACCGCCGCCGTACACCTCTGAAGGTCCGCTCGTCACCGTGGCCGGCGTCGAGGGTGTCATGCACGTGTAGACCACGTGCGTGGGGTCATCCACAGGATACCACGCATCGACCCACATGCAATCGGGATCTTTGTCTTTCAGGGCATCGAGGAGCTTCCGGCGCAAGTCGCCGTCCGTCATCTCATCTGGACTCTGAGTGTCGCGGAACACGCTCAGCAGACGGGCCAAGAGCCCCTTCTGCATCACCTTCTGATCTGACTTGCGTTTCCACATGTCAGGGAGTTGAGCGACATAGTCGTCGCCCTTGTGATAGGCAATCGAGATGATCTTCGCCTTGATCTTCATCCGATCACCCTTCGCTCGGCCCAAGGAACTGGATGCCGCTGACACATCTTCTGGTGCGGCAATTGGGAACGAGCGATTCGGTCCTGCAAAGTCACTCTCCGAGAGCTTGTCTCGCTCACCCTGGGGAATGTCTCGCAGTGTTCTGAGTAGCGCGTCGGTATCCGCACCGGGTTCGAGCCAGTCACCGTACATATTCTTCACTTCTGATCCCTCCTCTGTAGTAGTTGTTCTCTTGTTCGCTCTGACTCCACAACCCATGTCGAAACTGCAGGCACCCTCCGCATCTTCGGGAAGGATGGCCAGGTGGTCAGGCATAATGTCGTGCCATGCGCCCGCGTACGCGCGGCCGTTGTAGGAGCCCTTGGCATCGTCCGCGTTGACAAACACACCGACCGAGATCTCGACAGACTCCTTGGCCTGGATGCGCTCCAACAGCGTCGGAGCGATGCGCTTGGCGCGTTCCACATCGATCCAAGCCTCCATCAACAGTCGTTCTCGCTTGACGTCCGTGTTGAAGATGGTGCCGATGGCCTCGTCCTGCAACACATCGGGGGTGTTGCCCGACACCGGGCGGCCGTTTCGCATCGGGTGCCCGAGGAACACCGGGCGGCCGTTCCATCCGCCGGGCGACCGCGAAAACTCCTCGGCCATCACCAGTTCAGCACTGGACGCATTCATCGCATGCACAACACCCTGCACGAGAGCGATGACAGGCACGACGAGATGCTCGCGACCGTGATACTGCTCGGTGCGAGTGGTGTAATCAGTGAGCACCAGCAGGGTGCTGCGGTTGCGGAGCGTGCTGAGTGTAGACATAGCTAGTTCGCTTTCTTGTCTGTGCCGGCGAGAATGAGGATGGCCATGAGAGCCTCGCGGATCGGCTCCATATCCACCCGTGTGTCTAGAGCCACCAGCACGGCGTTGCGGGCCAACTGGACGTACGCTGAGAACACCTCTTCAGGACTAGCTTCTTCAGCCACCTGGTGCATGCCTCGGTTAGCTGCCGTCATGAGCGTCGAGACCGTATGTTCTCTGATCACGAGATAGCCTCAGTTCAGAGCCAAGCCCGTGGTGCATCTGCATCGCGGGTGCGCGGGGGGTCCGTCAATCTCATCCCCGTCCACGTTGAACGTGCCGCCGAGGGGTTTCCGCACGCCATCCATCGGTTCGCAGATCGGGCAGAGTCTATCGTCTGGGGTGACGATCCATTCTTCTTCTTCATCGCCGGTCAGCAGGCCGTCGTCCACGGCCTGGCTCCAAGCTTCACGTTGCCCGCCGTTGCTAGCGGCCATCGTCTCTGTACGTGCGATGGTTTCGGCTCGTACGTCGTCGCCAATCAGTTCAGTGATCTGATCGGCCAACTCATGAGTATCGAAGTCGCCGTCGAAGGCCTCGTCCACCAGGTCGCGGATGGCTTCACGCGTGGCCGTGGACATGTTGTCGATCAGTTCGCCGGTGTGCTCCGCGATCCACTCCTTAGCCCGTGGATTCGTGCGGTCGAACGCAAAGCCCTTGATCTTCGGGGCCAGGGCGCGCAGCATGCGCTTGGTCTTGCGCGAGGGTGGCGTCACCTCTCGGATGCTGACGATGGCCTTGGGGTTGTGCAAGTATACCATCGTTCCCAGGTCCTGCCCGTCATAACCATCGGCCAAGATGCCGCGCCGGAAGTCCCGTGGAGTGTGAGCGTAGCCACCGTTGTAATCCTTAGCCAGACGTCCCTTAACGGTCACCTCTAACAGTGCGTATTTCTTACTGTTCAGAGAGGTCTCAGCGGTCTTCATGAAGTAGTTGGCCGCATTAACCTTGCCTCTGTTCAGAGACACTGCGAGATCATTCGTCCAACGAGGCTTGACTCGGTTTATGTCGAACCCCGTTGAGAGGATCGAGTTGGCGTTGTCGCGCAGCGTCACGTGATACGCCTTGAAGGTCTTCACGGGCTCCGAGGGAGTCTTGCCAGCGGCCGTGGACGCCAACTGGTAGCCCGGATTCTTCCACTCCTTGGAGGACATATCCGGGGTGGCCGCAGACTCCGCACCACCCGAGGTCCACTGCCCTTCCTTGTCGCGGGCCTGATCTGGGTTGAAAGACGCACTCCGCAGTTCGGCCGCGCGTGCATCCTCTTCACCCAAGCGCACCACAACGAAGATGGACAGACCAGCCTCAAGGGTGCGAACCCTCGTGAACTTTTCAAGGCCGTTCTTATCCCTGTCACCCTTGCGCTGGTATACGGCCTTGATCCAGCTTGGAGGAATCGTGGTGTCGGTGGTGTAGACCGTGCCATATTGCGTTTTGAAGGTGTCCATCTTTGACGCGGGTACATGCACCTCCAACACCACTCCGTCCTTGGTGCCCTTGGCATACTCCTCAGCGTCAGTTCTTTGAGTCGAGATGAACACAGCCGAACCAAGCTCGTTCTGCTTACCACCTTGTGAGCGGGGCTTAATTCCTTCTTCCAAGATGAAGTGCAGTGCGGATGATGTGGTGCCGTGGAAGGCTACTCCACCCTCACTCGTCCACTGCCCGCGTTCATCCCGAGCCTCATCAGGGTTGAACTCGGCGCTGCGGAAGTCCACCCCGCTCGTATCCACGACGACCTTGGCCGGAAACGCCTTCTTCCCCATACGACGCAGGGCGTCATAGCGATGGCCGCCCTCCAAGATGTAGGGGTACTTCTCCTTGTCGATCACCACGATAAGCGGACTGATCTCGCCGCTCTTGCGGATGCCCTCGGCCAGATCGTTGATGCGCTTGTCTTCGGTGGCCGAGTAGGACTTGGCACCATACGACGGGTCCATCTCCGACATCCGTACCTCGCGGATGCCGGGCAGCAACTCGTAGTCGTCGAGTGAGGCACCAATCGACTCGGTGTTGGGGATGTAGGTCCGCACCATCAGCCCGTCCACGGTCGTGCCCCCGAAGACTTCGTCGCGAGGCATTGTGCTATGGCTCACATCACGTTCGGTCAAGCCCAGCTTGGGGAAACGCCGGCCCAGGGCTGCTTCACTAACGGCCGTGCCACCACCCTCCGAGGTCCACTGACCCTGTTCGTCGCGGGCCTGGTCGGGATTGAAAGAAGCATCACGCAGGTCCTGTTCGAACCCCGCAGCCCTCAGCAGACGCTGTTGCAGGCTCTCGATGGTCGCGCGGCCGACCGCTTCCTGCACGTCCGCAAGCATGACGGAGAACGGCTCGACAAACGATGACTCGAAGGTGGAGATGGCTTCGCTCATGATGGACAGTGTCTTAGCTTCGTCCTTTACGCTGAGGGCGTCCTCCAGTTGACTGCGCGGAATGGATTGCTTGGCCTCGCTGAAGGAGGATCTGGCGATACGTTCGGCGCGTCGGGCGAAATCGGTCGGCCGCTTGGTGGATCGTCTTCCAAGCAGTCCCCCCTTTCGCAGCCACTGTAGGCTGCACTCGCGCGTTGTCGGCCCCAGGAGCGGGCACCACCGGCCCCGTAGCGCCCGCATCGCCCTGACCGCCGCCACCGGGGCCTGCCGTCAGGCTCTCCTTCAACGGGGGCAGGTCGAGCACCCTGGTGCGGATATCGTCGGGGGTCACAACCGTCTGGCCGGCCGAACTGTTCAAGCTAGCCCACTTGCCTGCCACCTCCGAGCGCTGTACGTCGTCCATGACACGGATGGCGGAGAACGACACGTCATAGTCGCCGTTCTTCGGCACTGGTAGGGCACCCAGCTTGATCATCAGGTCCACAAAGGGCCTAACCACGCAGGGATCCGCGTACTCCAGCCGTCGATCAGCCGCGCGGTCGTCCCAATTGCTGCGATCCTGCATCGAAGCCAACTGTCCTCGCTCTGATCCCATCAAGATGCGCTGGGGAATGCCCGTGCCCGCGCTGATCTGCGAGATGATCGAGTCCACAGAACGGCCGAAGTCGGATACCTGTGACCCGAGGTTGTTCACCTTGACCCCGCGCGTGAGCAGCATGCGCCGAAGGTCATGCTCGTACTCGTGCAACTGATCCTTGAGTTGAAGCTTCTGAGTCTCGCTCACGTCGAGCAACGGGTCGAGATCGAACTGCATACCACCGTCGCCGCGCTTCCAAAAAGCCTCCGCGCCACCACCACTGACCTTCTCCAGGTCATCGATCAGATTCCAGATGCACTGCAGTCTGGGCTCACCGTAGATGTTGTCATCGAGGAGCCCATCGGCCACATGCAACACGCGCGTCCAATGCACTCGGCGCGCGGTCGTGATCGAGTTGACGGCCGTAGCGCTCGACAACGACGTGCGCTTCACGCTGTAGAACCGTGGCAGGCCAAATCGAGGGTCCTTGTTATCAGCTTCAAAGGTCTCGATGGTCGCGTCCTCTTCCGCGTAGGGAGTGAGGTACACGATCTCCTCCGCGCGAGCGCGCTCCAAGGGAGTGTCCAGTTCGCCCGGTGCGCCAATCAGCAGGATCGCGTAACGGCCGATGCCGGCCAACACGTCAGTGCGATAGAACTTGTCCCAGATGTTGAGACGCTTGTTGAGGTCGTTCCACGCGGCCTCAAACGTCGTTTCGATGTTGGGGTCCTCGTCCTCGATCAACTCAGCACCGCCGCGCCACGTGGCCTTGGGCAGTGCCTTGACGATACGATTGGCGACAGCGTTGCGGAGGTAGCGTGCTCGGTAGTCCTCGGGCATCAGCGCGCGCTTGTACCCGAGGGCACGATAGAGGTCACGCCGGCCGCAGAACATCTTACCGGCGACACTCCACAAACGAGAACGACCGCCACCACCCAACATGTCTGTCAGGGTGCGGATGTCGAGTTCCATTACCGGCTACCTCCCAGAGCTTGCAAGCTTGCACGGGACTGGTCCAGTTCACTCTGGCCACCGCCCAGAGCAAACAGGTAGGTCTCGATGTAGTTCACACGCGATTGCACGCGCGACAACTGCACCTCAGCGTAGGCCCAGCGCAGCACCAACAGCGTCACCACGACGCCCAGGGCGAACGAGCGACGACGCTGACGACGATGCTTGGATGCCATTGGTCTACCCCCACATGTGCTCGACGCTATGACAGAGCGTGCGAGTGTCCGTGTTCAGCAGTTGACGGACTGCCTCCGCGTCTTCACGCCGGGCGAACCGCACGGCCTGGTTGACGTTCTTCGAGAACGAGAGCGAGTCGAGTCCCTGACCGCACCAATAGAGTGGGCCGATGGCTTCGAGCAGGAACACAGGTTGTGGTCTACACGCGGGCCAATGAGGACACTGAGTAGCCTGCCCAAACTGGGTACGTTCCTGCCCACTCATGACGTAGCCTCCCGCAGTCGTTCGCCCAGCAGAATCATCAGGCGGCCGGGGATCGTCTTGAATCCACACCGGCACACCCATCCACCCTCTGGCATCTCCACCTCGACCTGCTTGCCTTGGTAAGACCCGTCCAGCTTGATGGGTTGCACAAACGACATCGACCGCTTGCAGTAGATACAAGCGATCTTGCCTCGCTCATCTGCTGGAGCCGGCGGCAACGCGACGTCGTTTACCATGTGCAATCCACCTGCTGCTTAGGCTCTTCGAGCAAGACCGTGTTGAACGCAGTTGCACTGCCATCCACCTGGTCATCGTTCTTACCAGCGGGGAAGTCGCGCAACTCATTCACATACTGAGGCACCCAGGACGCTCCTCTGGGTAGGTAGACGTTGCCGGCGTTGACCTGTGCCCGAAAGGGCTTGGAGTAGATCACCTTGTTGACGTTCTTCGGGACCTCTGCGTAGTCAAAGCCCTTGAGCAGCTTGGCCCGCGCGTTGGTGACTGCCTTGCCGCTCGACCCACCCTCGCGCTCCTCTCGCTGCGCGACTTCAGGTCCGTCGAGTTCGGCCGTGGACTTGAACAAGCGATCCACACCATCAGGCCCCAGGTTTTCTCGCACCACGTCAAGTATGTAGAATCGACCCGAGGGAGTCGCCAGCTTGAGACCGTTCTCGATCCTGGACACGATCTCCTCACCCATCTTGACGCCCACGGTCGGGTCGCCTCCACCCTCGGTGGCTCCAGTGTCCCAGCCCCGGCCCACGCGCATGAGTGCGGGTGGTGCGTCGTAGTACTGGAACATCTCGATCTTGAACAGGCGCCCACCCCTGGCCGAGGGCCGCTGTTGTAACTGCCCGGCAGCGTCCTCCACAAGATCCATTTCCATCTGTGCAACCTTGGACTCCCAGAACAAGGCAGGCCACAGTAACTCGCCCTCCTGCGTGCGTCGATCCCGAGGGTCGGCCTGGTAGCCTGCAGTCTCCTGATCGGACGGCGGCCGAGCACACTCGAAACGCATCGGCCAACTCACGTGCGTCCACGATGCCTTGCTGGGGCTGCCCAACAGAAACCCAGACAGGTCTTCCTCGTGCAAGCGTTGTCCCAGCACAATGATGGCGGCATCCACACCTGCTCCGCGCGTAGTGACTGTGCCCTGAAACCAACGAATCACACCCTGACGTTCCACTTCGCTCTGAGCGTCGGTGGCAGTCGATGCGTCGTCAATCAGGATGAAGTCTGGATGCAGGCCAGTGCCCTCGCCCTCGACCGAGGTAGCAATACGCCACCCGCCGGCCACTGAGTCGAAGCGTCCCTTCTCGTCTTGGTCAGCCTTCAGGCGCAACGGCCAATGCTCTTGGAACCAGGGCGAGCGGATGATCTTGCGGCCGGCCAGGTTGGCATCGAACGCTCGGTCGCGCGAGTAGGAAGCAGTGAGAATCTTCAGGCGTGGGTTGCGCGCCCACAACCAGCACGGGAAGAACACGCTCACGAGCAGCGTCTTCATTGTGCCCGGAGGCACGTTGATGATGGCCCGCTTGGTCTTGCCGTCTGCGATGTCTTGGAGGAGCAAGCACATCTCTTCGATGTGCCAGTTGCTGATGAAGTCTCGGTTGGGCTCGACGATGTCCCAGGCCCCGCGCACGAAGTCGATGAGATTGGTCTTCAGACGCAGCGCGCGAGCCTCTTGAGCCAATGGTCCGATGGCTGCTTCCATGCCGGTCTGAAGCGTCTCGAACTCGGGCACAGTGACTCCCCTAGTGAATCATCCATCCCTCCATTCGTGATTCGTGAATCTAGAATGAGCAGCGTGACCCCACGGCATAGGCTGCCGCCGAGGAGTGCCCTCGCGGGTGGGCCACGCTGCTCATGGTCGCCCATGTTCCGTAGGCGGGACTTGACCCGCAACCTCCCGCGTACAATGCAGGGCTCTAGCTTCGAGCTACTACGGCCGGTGCAACATCAGACTGTAACAGACGCTGGGGCTCGGGCGCAAGCACTTCACGCGCCTGCTCAGCGGCCAAGCGTGACAAGTGTCTGGTCTTCAGTGCTTCGAGAGCAGCGAGTAGCTGTTCCAACTCAGCCAGTTCCTCACTGCTCATCTGCGAGACCTCCACGGTCTTCTCACTGATGGCCCGCGCGTTGAGATCCACAGTCGAGCGTGGACCGAAGCCCGTGCGGTCGAGCATCTTGAAAGCAATGCCCGCGATGTGTTTGCGCTCCTTGATGCTGTGCGACGGATAGCCACAGGTGGGACACGTCACCTCCTGGTACTGATCCAACTCGTCCAGCAGTAGTTCGATGGCAGGCATGCGCGCGACGGCCAAGAGCCTCTCAGCCTTGGCCACCGTCTGTGGTGCTCTCTCACCATGCTTCCTGCAGACTGGGTAGCCAACCTTCGGCGGCCGGCGGCAGGGCAGACCACTAGCTGTCTGGAGTGATCCACACCCACCCTCCGCGCGCACCAGCGCTTGCATTTTGATCAGGCGGGCCTGGCGCTCAGGCTCGACGAGCTTGAGAATCTCTTCGAGCCAATCAGGTGGTGGTGGCAAGCGGTGTAAACTCATGGGGTCACTGTCCCCGAAAGGGGTCACTCCTGTCCACAAAAGGGGTCACTCCTGTCCACAAAAGTGGACTTGACCAGATGAATTGGCAGCCCGGCATCTGGTCAATCATCTGGTCAACCCCGAAGTGGCGTGGAATCAACCACTTACAGCAGAATTGACCAGATGACCAGATGGACCAGATGATTATAAAGACATATGGGATAAAAAGGCTCATCTTTTCCTAACCGTCAAATCAGCCCGATCATCTGGGCCATCTGGTCAAATTGCTGTAAGTTCATGATTCCTCGGGCTTTAGGCTTGACCAGATCGATTGACCACTTGACCAGATGAATCGCCCATCTGGTCAAAAAAGGGCGTTGGCGCGCGGCCTGCGGCCTGGAATCCTAGAGACGCGGCCGTGGCGTGAGTGATATTCTCTCTTCTTAACAGTTCTTTTTCAAGGTCACTCATCTCGTAGACAGTGATCAGAGCCCATGAGGTAAAGACTCCTCCACTGATAAATTGCTTGTACACCTTGATTTGTCTGAGTGCTTCTGAGACTGAGATCCTATTGGTCTTGACTTCAAAATAGGCGGCCCGGCCGTCAAAACTTTGTGAGGTAGTGCCATCTTTCCAGGTAGTCACTCCGTCAGGCCTTCGGAGAAAAAGGAACACGTCAATAAACCCAACATGAGTTTGATAGATTCCTGTACCCTTCGTGATCAGTCTTTCCATTTCCACTTCAACTACCGACCATGGTGTTTGAGACTTGTCCTCACGGAGGTAGTTGGCCACGTGAACAGAGTTCAGTGCAATGTACTCGCAGATCTGGTCATGGAGCGGAGTCTTCTTGTCCGGGTCCTGAAAACCAAGCTTCGAGAGCAACGTCTGATCAGCAGTTCTCATGGCCCCTTTACCTCTAAAATGGAATCTTCGATGGGTCCAAAGTCCGTGGCGCTTCGCTCTCAGACCACTGTGTTTTGGTTCCAGTCAATGAATCGAGCTTACTTCGGGCCTCGGTCAGAGGCATGAGGTTGCGCTTCCAAGACCCCTTGACCCTTTTCCGTTCGCCCAACAACCACGGTGCAAGCGCCCGGCGGCCAAGCTCTACATCGCTCATACGACGGTTGATCTTTAACTCGTCGCACCACCTCAGATAGTGAGCATGCAGTGCGCTAGTGCTAATCTCTTCAGGCCAACCCTCTTCTCCAATCTCTCCCATCAGCAAGATCTCCTTCCACCACCTTTGTTCTGAGGTCATAGAATGATCTTGCTGATTTGCCAGTTCCGCTGTGAGTGGCACCTTGCGAACCTCGTCGTGGGTGACCTGCCTGGTCAGCAACCACGTGAGCAAGGCCGCGCGGCCCTGGTCGTCCATTTCCTTCTTGATGGCGTTGAAGTAGGTGTGGTCCTGGAGGTGTGAGTCTGACACGTGGACGGTGAAGAACCGCCGCTCCTTGAAGGCCGCCTGGTGCGCGTGTTCGTTGTTGGTGGCCATGATCAGGTGGACGCAGTTGGTCTCCTCGATCAGGTCGATGCCCTTGCGTTCGATGGCCAGGGTGGGCTCGGTGATCAACCTTTTGAGTGAGCCCAGATCCTTCTTGTCACCCGCGAAGAATGCCTCGTCGGCAAACACCACGATCTTACCACTGATGGCCGCATTGAATTTGCCAGCCAACTGTTCAGTGCGGTCGAGGTGGGAATAGTGGCGACCAAAAATCGATCCGAAGGTGCGAGCGAACGTGCCCTTCCCTGTACCTAAATCACCACGCATGGTCACTGACACTTCAATGGGAATGCCTGGTTCCTGCACAGTGAAGGCCATCCACTTGATCAGGTAGTCAAAGTGTTCCTGGTTACCTGAGCAAATAATGTCCCGCACCAGGTCCAAGTAGCGCTGACACAAGGGCTGTATCTCTCGATCCGCCCATGCGACGAGCGCGGCACGACTGGATCGATCCTCGGGGTTCTCAGGCTTGAGGATCTCCGCGCCGTAGCCCTTCCAGAGATTGTAGTCACGCTCGTGGGCCTTGAGCGGTGGCGGCCAGAAGCCCACCTTGCGGTAGGTCCGTTTCTTCGGGTGCTCACGCCAGATCTCAAACTTGGAACGGTAGATGGGTACCTTGGACTTGACCTTGACTCCGTCATCGTTCTCCGAGAACTGTCCCTTCTCACCCACCTTGACACGCTGGTTGACAAACTCCTCGAAGAGGGCACGAGCCGGCTGAAAGACTACCTCCGTCTCAGCCTCTAGACCGTACACGTAATCCTTGCCGACGCGGGTGCCAAAGCGGTGTTTGTTCATCTCATCGACCATCCCGTCATGGATGGCTGAGTTGGAACCGTACCACTTCACCAACAGCGCGACGACTTCCTTGCCTACGGAAGCTTCTAACGTGGGGCCGCCGGTGGTCTTGCCACCGGCATCGAAAGCCATGACCGTGTCGCGCGCTACCCGTGCTCGGTCTTCAATCTCATCGTCACGAGCAATGGTGGCAGCACATCGAATGATATCCTCGATGTCCTTGGCCGCCAAGTTGCGGGCCGCCAGGAACCCGGCCGCGTCACGGGCACATACATGTCTGGATCCTGTAGGCCAGTGCCGAGCTAAGAGTGCTACAGTAGCTGTACTACGTGCGGCTAAATGCAATAGTTCAGGTTCAACAGATGGTGGTAGTTCACCAGGAAGATCTGAAGGTTGACCATCTACCAACCAGAACAAGCGTTCACCACTCGGATGAAGTGACGGTGGTGCTACCGTCTGGCCCCCGGTGGACCTTAGCTCGACGAGCACCTTGCCATCGGTGTCCAACCACCGCTCGCTCTTGACACCTTTGGAGATGTACCAATAGTGCGAGACGCCCACGCCCTCGCGGCCGTGCTTGCGAAGTGTGGGCACCATGAGCGTGGGCGCGGCAGCGACTGCCTCTGGGCAATCGAGATCTACGTCCACCAGATGACCCGATGGGTCACCCAAGCGGATGCCGATGTTGGAGTCTACCTCGAAGTCTGACTCCTCAAAGGATCGTTTCACCCAATCCTTGACCTCGGGAGCTTTTCTTCCGGCAGGAATGGGGAGGACTTGCCAGCCCTCAGAAATGTAGCGACGAACAAGAAACCTAACGTCGCTCAAGATACACCACTTCCAGGGCGATCCTTGCATGGAAGAAGAGGGTTACCGCAGCCACAGTGACACAATGGCTGTCCTCTCATCTTAAATCTGCGAACACGAGGTGTGGCCATTCTGGGTAAATGGTGTGCGGACTGCTCTGGCAGGGGCATCGGCCCCTACGTTACCACGCTACCGGCCGCGCCGGGAAGAGCGTGTGGGTGCGTCGTGCTCATCGAGGATCACGACGACGTTCTGGATGACCTTGAGGGTCACCGGCCGTCCCATGCCGTAAAGGTGATTCCCCTCGGGCTGGAGTGGCTGCACCTGTAGTTCATCTGTGGGTTGAAAATTACTACCATCTCCAAAACGCAAGATGAGAACCCTCCCCTTATTCATCCAGAGAGTTGAGCCCTTGCGTCCTGGGTAGACG